AAATAGCGTATATTAGGATTTTTCTTGCAGGTTCAAGTCCTGTCATCCGCATTTTTATGAAAATCTTGTATTCACTGGTTCTCGCAAAGAACGTAGTGTTTTCAATGGTTTCGGCAATTTCAAATTAGCTCATAAAATATGTTATTTTGCCAGTTTTGGCATAAAAAAGAAGAACTATGCAACACGAAATGCAACACGAATTTGATACAATATGTAAAAAAACAGCCCCAATGAATAATTTCCAAGGGGCTTAAATTTATGCTTTTTTGATGTATTTTGCAGAAACAAATCCAAAATATTTTCCGGCAATGCGGATATAGTACCAAGATGCTCCATCTTTGGCTTTAATGGTATCGCATACATCAACTAAATTGCCTTTTGCAAGTGTAGGATAGCTTTTAAGCTGTGCATACTCTGTTCCTGCCCATGTGCGGACATTAAGTGTATTTGCAGTTACCTTTCCCACCCACTTCGGAGTTTTAGACAGAATAGTTGACGCTGAAAGCGTATTTGCTTTTGCGCCGGTGGTAACAGCGATAGCCACGTGGTGATTATCATTCAGGAGGATATCTCCTGCCTTTAGATAGTCGCCGGATGTCAGATACTTTCTATCCGTCAGTACTTTCGCACCGGCAATCTTCATTGCAGCTCTCATGTTCCGTGTCGTCAGATAGATGCTGACCGATTTGAGCCTTGCATTATTTAAGCGATACCCAGCCCCTTTGACAATAGCTGCTGTACTTGCGCTACAATCAGATTCGCAAGCTACCGTGATCTGTGCTGGATCGTAGTTACTTGCCTTTAAGTGCTGCCAGAATGAATACCGGTCATTGCTGTTTCCGGAAGTACCCTGATCGTACCCAATAAGATTGTTCTGTGCCGCTTTTGTCGCCATGTCTGCGATCATGGCTGCGATTTTAGCGTCATTGAATCTTAGGACACAGAGCCACGGTCTACTGTACCAGTTCATGATCTGATATTCTGTACCAGTCTGATCTCCTGCTTTCCCACCTGCATATCTTCCGCGTTCATCATGTCCGCAGTTACTGATTTTTACCATTTTAGTTTCTCCTTTCTGGTTAGAATCTCTGTAGTCTTTGTAGAACACATCCATATCAACATTTCCGCTGATTCCTGGAACTTTTCCTTTACTGGAATACTGCCAGCCTACACCGACTGTCGGACGTAATCTTTCTTGAACAGAACCATTGTCGTTGGCAGGATAACGAGCAATCCAACAGTCATACTGCTTCAGAGCATCTGACAGGACATTATTGTACCAATCAAGATTGCAATAAATTCCAACCTTATAACCGGCTTTCTTGATTCTGTTCAGAAATGCTACTGCAATATTCTCAATAGCCTGTTTTCCGAGACTTCTTTGCTGTGCCCATTCCAGATCGTAGAATACTGGAAAGTCAAGTCCACGTCCACCAAGAACAGAAATTACGTTCTCAGCTTCCTCGATAGCTTGTGCCGATGTTAAAGCATAGCTGTACTTATATCCACCAATAAGAATTCCATTGGATTTACAGCCCTTGTAGTTGTGTTCGAATGATTCGTCAATTCCAGATTTCTGATGGATTCTTAATATTGCAAACTTAGTTCCAGAATTCGATACTTTTGCCCAATCCGGTTTCCCTTGCCACGATGACACGTCAATTCCTTTAATTTCCATATTTATCAGCTCCTTTCATGAAATCATGAAACATATTTATGAAATTTTCAAAGTTCTTAGTTAACTAAACAGGAGCGGTGGCAAAATAGGTTTATGAGTTACTTCTAATATATAAGTCCCAACTTTTTTCAAATTTACCAGTTTGAAGATTGTTTTGTGCTACAGCAATGCCTCCGATGCCTATGCATACTAATGTCTGATAATACGAATATGTTTTGGAAATCAAAATTCCATCACTAAGTACCATCGGAGGAAGTCCAAGATTTGAATCAGTTTCATTGCTGGTGTTGATATTGAACGAATAGATCCCGTCAGGTATCTTATGAAAGTCTGTATCATAATCAAGCTTTGTAACATTTACCACTTTTGAGGTGTTACTATTTTATAAAGTGATAATGTTGGCACGTAGCCAATTGTTAGAAGAATTAATTTTTAAATTATTTCCATCTAAAGAAACTATTACATCACTATCTATTGGAAAAAATTCGGTATACTTGCCAGAATAATTGTCAGCTCCTCTTGTCGCAACTATTCCAAAACCGGTTGATTTAACGTTTGAACTATCAAGCGTTGATATGAAAATTAATACAATCTTATTATTTCGTAAGGCTTTTTCGAAAGCTTTTCCAGGACTGCAAATGCGAACTTCGCTTTCTAATGCCTTACTATTTAATTCATTAATCGCCCCCAGTACCGTCTTGTTGTTCGTCTGCAAGTTACTGATGACCGCATTGGTCAGTTTTCCAACAATCCAGTTCCAGATTCCGCTGAATGGTGAAAGTTTGTTTGATTTCGATGTTGCATCATAGAGCATCAAGGTATCTGCATCTTCTGGGGTTGCTTTTACTGTGTATTCATTAAATTTTGCCATATTAATTCTCCTTTTCTATATTGAGCTTTTCGTAAAGCTGATTAATTAATTCTTTCTGTCGGTCAAGCTGTTTTTTCTGGCTTTTTATCATTGCAAACATTGCTGGAATCATGATACGCTCATTCCAGTCCTCAACAAGTCCGTTTTGATGCCGAGTAGCTTCTGGAAAGAATGCTTCTACATTCTCAGCAATAAACATCGGGATATATCTTCCTTCATTCTCGTCCTCTTTAACTAGATATCCCTTTTTGTATTTCGCCCACGTTGGTTCGATATTGTACCATTCTTCAATTTCTTGCTCTGAAATATTGTTTCCAATATCTTTATAGCGTTTTGAAGATGAAGATTTCAGCATCAGCTGTTTGTATCCTGTACGTCCATCCCAACAAACAGTATTTGATGATGTCGTATACTCCATGTTTTCTATCTTTGGCGATTTTGCAAAAGATGCAGAATTAGTAACAGTTAAATCTCCAAATGTACCGGTATCAGCCGATACTTCTGTTGCACTAACATTAAGCTCTTCGGCAGTCCAGTCGATTCCCCACGCCGTTTCAACGTATTCAATGTCCGCAGTGCTGCTAAAGTATTTCTCGGCACTAACAGGATTTATTCCAGTATCTGAAAAACAAATTCCTGTATATTTCATGCGCGTAGAATTTTCTTCATAGCTTGTAAATGCAGTGTAGCCTGTGTAATCTATCAGTCCCTTCACGGTGCCTTTTTTATCTTTAATCTTTAGGTATCCGTTGCCGTTTTTGGCTCCACCTAGAATTGCGGCGTTTCCCATCAATGCGTCTAAACTGATGTACAGATGTCCATTCAGATAGTAGAGACCTTTAAATTCTCCGTCATTGGACAATATCTCAACAATCTGCTCCTGCGTAAGCATGCCAACGTCAACAGCAACCTGCCATGTCTGCTGATCGGCGATTTTAGTTCTTCCGGAATCCGTATAAATTGTTGCACGTATCATTCCGTCAGCACCAAGAGAATAGCTATTTGGATTAATAGTTATTCCACTGGTCTGTACATTAAAGGCCAGTTTTGTCCATGTTTTTCCGGAATCTTTGCTGTATTCTACTACCCACCAGGTTTTAAAAGTTGCTTCGTCACCCTGTCCATCTCTGTAATACGCATGAACCTTGAATGGATTAGGAGTTATTTTCTTATTCTGTCCCATCATCAGGACTCCTGCGTTGGCTCTCAGGTAATACGTTCTTCCTGGAGGCCCGTCTTCTCCACGCATTCTCGCCCATGTATATTTCGCTGGGTCTGCACTGTCCGTCTTTTCGAAATCGGAATAATGGCCAATGTAAATTCTATCTGTATCAGTTGTGGAAAAGTCCACAGTTCCGTCAATACTATTTGCATAAGCGGTATGGATGTAAGAAGTTTCTCCGTTCTCTCCCGGAATGCCAATTCCATCCGCTCCGTCTTCGCCGCGAAAACGGCTCCAAATGTAATCTTTCGGATTATCAGACGGTGTTTCTGTAGTTTTATTATCAGCAATTCCAACATAGATTGCTTCTGTGACTGTATAGATTTTATCCCCGGTACTGTCCAGTATGAGACTTTCGGCGCTGTCCAGAAGTTTTACATAATCTGGGCTATCACTCATATCAGAGCCATCCGGCATGGATGCGTATTTTCTCCATGTATAAAGCTGTTTTCCGTTTTTCCCTGATTTCTGCTTGGAAATCGTAAATCTCTTCGTTATAGAAAGATTAATCAGGTACGTTGCCTTAATATCCACCCATCCATTGTCTGCACTCAAGCCTGTGACAGTGTAAGTATGCGTATCTACATCCCAAGAGCCGGTTACACTGTCTGATTTTGTAATGGTATAGCTACAATCATTTGTGATATCTGACGAGCCGTACATAACTTTCGCTGTAGTTGTCACTGTTGGAAATACCGGAATGTTTCCGTCTGCGTCAGATGTGATCGTCTGCATATCGTTCGACAGCTGGAATGTCATATTCTTGGCAGATGCAATATTGTTGTCCATTTTTGTCAGTTTATCCGGCAAAGAACTACCACCAATTACAACATTATCACCACTGATGATTACTTTTTTGGTGTCCATATCAACCTGGAAGATTATGTTTCCATCGCTATCTCTGACAGTCAGTGCACCTGTGTCGATATAATCAGCATTGATACCATGTGCGTACAGAATTTTTGCTATCAAATCGCCTGTCAGAAAAAAACCGTAAGGATATGTTTTACCACCATCATTGGATACGCCAATGGCTTCTGCTGTGAATTTAATTACATTTTTTGATTCTGCGAGTGTAGGCTTGTCATGCAGATATGTGATAGTACTGCCATCTTCCTGTGTGACTGATGTTTCATATAATCCAGAAGAATTTTTTAAGGTTTCTTCTAATTTCTTTACTGCTTTTTCTCTAGCTGATTGTTCTTTTTTAACAAGTCGTCTTGCCTCTACGATTGCCTTAGTGGATTCTGACTGGAACTTGCTCTGCCCTCTGATAGGGTCGTCGGCTTGAGTTTTTACAGTGGTCTTTCCATTAACGAAACAGGAAACGTCTGTCAGTGGAGTGATATACCTATTCCACTTGCGGTCGTAAGTATATGCCATATCTCCAAACTCAATGAGTGGATTATATGCAAGTTCTCCCGACATGTTACGGAATTTAGCTCCAATTATGGAATCACCGATTTGAGCAGCTACCGTGTCCAAGTCCGAATCCGCAACAAGGTCGTTTTCCAATTCAAGAACATATCCTGTGCTTCCGTACATGGCTTCATTTTCTCTATTTTTTAGCTTGATTCCAGTAATCACAATATCATCACTAGAAACGGTTGGACTTGTAAAAAAGTCTTTGAGCTTTTCGGATGTGTCAGCTACTGATTCGATCAGTGTCAAGAATCCATCACTATCAATTGTCCAGTTCCCTGTCGGACTGATAAAACTTTCTGAGTCAATACTTGCGCCGCCTTTAAATGTTACATTTCCATCATCGTCCACTACTGCGTTGTAATCTTCTTGTACATTGGAAAAATCCCATCTGATAAATCGCAAGTATCCTCTGATGTCCAGGCGAGCGTTCGCAGTCTCAAGCATTGCTGCCCATCCGAACAACTGACGAAACGTCATGTTTTCCGGAATCTCTGACACGATCAGATTTCCATGAGCCATGGAGACTTCTGACGGAATACCAAGAGTCTCACACGCATCTCTAACAAGAGTCTCTATTGACTGTGGCAGAACCAGATGAGATATATAAGTTGCGTTCGTTTTATACATATCGTCCAAAGCGGTAAAACTAAGGATTTCGCCATATTGTTCTGGTGTCGTAATTGTATAAATACCTTTATCAATGGTTTCGACTCTGTCTTCTGTCGCTGCTTTTGTTCCCAGAATCGCACCGCCACTCTGGTCAAGAATTGGCTCATAGTTTTCATACAGCAATTCATCTGTTGTAGCCGAACTTGCTACAGAGGTCTGCATTTTAAGATACGCATGAACTTTTGCCATGTAGAAATTATAGTTTTTCCACTGGTCGGAAGTGTTGTCCAACTCCAATGTCATGGATTTACAAACAACGCAGCCAATCGGAAAGCTGCTACTTTCTGCACAATCGGAAAAGGTGCAGTTTTCGCCCATGATTTCATTTTTGACTGTTTTTACAGTTCCGTCAGGAAAGGTGATTTCCACTTCCTGCCAGACTCTTTCTCCGTCCTGTAGTTTTTGTTTGAACGCATCAGATACATTAATCAAGTGGATTCACCCCCTGCATGTTAAAAGATATTTTTGATACAAATTTTAAGTCTGGAGATATTTCTCCAATAGTTAGGCTTGCTTTTCCAACATAAAATGGGTCGGTTCTCCATGCCATGTGATAAAGCGACCAATGGTACAAATTGAAAGTTTTTCCTTTTGCGATAATTTTGAGAATTTTGTTTGCTTCTATAACTGGAACGTTTGATGCTTCATAGCTATACTGTTCGACTGTAAACAATGGAGTTAACAACGCTTTTCCGAACTGCGTACGGTTACTACCTTCTGAATAAGTTGTTTCGAGGTTATATCCCATATCTTTATCTGGCTGATAGATGGAAGCCCCATTCATCTTGTATCGTTCTGTTATGCCTTTTGGAATAGTTGCCACGCTTCCACCTCCTATGCCAGTTCAAACGGGTTTCTACCGCTTGTATCACGTCTTAACTTTGCTTCTTCGATAATTTCATCAAATACTGTTCTTCGGTTAATCTGAGCAGTAAAACGATAATTTCCACCACTCTGCTGTCCACCAGTTTCCTCACGAACAATTTTTCTGAGCAGTGCTTCTGGTGCTTCAATGTTATTACCCTGTTTCTGGTCTCCAAGGACAGCCAGAAATTCGCTTCTTGGTGGAATAACTGCACCTTTTGCCAGATATGGAATAGTCGGTACTCTTGGAAAGCTTGCGCTAAATCCGATCGTCTTAGAGCCGAATGGTGTAGGCACTTCCCACGGACCAAATGACATTGCAGATTCAATTCCACTGATCGCGCCGTTCACCGTACCGATTGCGCCATTTACGATACCGATAACTTTATTGAATATCTCTTTAACTTTGTTTTTAATACCCTCGAACGTATCAACAACCTTGTCTCTTGCACTTTTGAATTTATCAACGATTCCATCAACTATCATCTTTACAACTTCTTTTATAGTGGACCATATAGCGCTCCACTTTTCTTTTGCACTTGATTTGATACCATTCCAAATAGAAACAATCTTTTCTGCCAAATCACTTAGTTTGGATTTTATTCCATCAACGAAAGCTATGGTTTTGTCTTTAATCCAACTCCATACCGCACCTGCAACTTCTTTTATTTTGTCCCAGTTTTTGTACAGCAATACACCAATCGCAATGCAAGCTGTTACTGCTGCTATAAAAATTCCGCCCGGTCCGACAGCTGTCGCAATGGCTTTGATTCCACCAATAATGCCGCCAGAGCCGGTCATGAGTGCAATAAGACCCTTAATGAAACTTGCTACTGTCGTTATACTTCCTGCGATTCTCGAAGCTAAGCCTGCAATCTTCGCTGCCGCAAATGCTCCGATCAGAGCTGCGCCAAATGCTTCAATGATTGATTGATGATCTGCAAAGAATCCAGCCAAATCAGACACTAGGTTAATCACTGTCGGAATTCCTGTTTCAATCAGCCATTTCAGCATTGGGAGAACAATATTGTTATAAATCCATTCAAGAACATTTCCGATAGATTCCAGAATTGGCGCAAAGGTACTGGTCAGGTTACTGATGGATTCTAGTAACGGATAAAAGTTCAAGTTCGCCGCCCATGTTGCTGTATCCTCTGCGATTTTTTCAACAAACTGCATAACCACCACAAGGGCGTCTGCAATGTTCTGTATGATCTGCGTTCCAACATTGTTCTTATTCCACGCATCCGCAAAACCGGATGCAATATTCCCGATAGTTTTAAGCACGTTCTGAGCAATCCTCAGCATGGTCGTAAGCATCGTTGTGCCTGTGCCATTTGTCCAGACCTCTACAAGGCTTTTACCTACACTTACAGCGAGCTTTTTGAGTCCATCAAGTGCGACTTTTGCTGCATTAATGGTATTCTTACCCTCTTTTTTCCATGCGTCCTGGAATGGTTTCCAGAGTTTCTTGAGCAGGTCAGCAAGTTTCTTTGCGGAATCGCTAATCTTGTCAAGTGCGGTTTCGCCTTCTGCGAGATTGCCGTAGTCCACATTACCAACTGAACTCGGAAGGCCACTGTTACCTGCTCCACCACTTCCACCAGATGAAGATGGTGTGGAAGATGAATTGCTGCCAGTAGATGTGACTTTGTGAACTTCATCAAGTGACGAAAGATAGTTTTTGGTTTCCTTATTCGCTTTTTTTGTTGCTTTTGCATTGTCGTTCGTGGCATCTGCCAGTTTCTCTGCATTATCTGCCGCCTGTCCATACTGGTCCGCTGTATCTGCGATCGCGTCTGTTCCGGCAAGACCCGCTCCACTTCCGCTCGTTTGACCGGAAGATTTCTTGCCAGTAATAAGCTCCGTGAATGACTTAAATGCGTTTGCCAGAGTCGCCAGTTTGCCGAGAAGAATATTGATTACTTTCAGAACAGGTGTAAAAATATTAATCAGCCCTTGTCCGACTGTTGCCTTGAGGGACTGCAACTGCAACTGCATCACTCGCACCTGGTTCGCCCAGCTGTCAGAAGTACGAATGAAGTCACCAGATGCGGCTGATAACTGTTCCTGCACAAAAGCAAAGCGGAGAGCAACTTTCTCCTGTTCAGTCATTGCAGATGTGGTCTTGCCGTAGCCATTTGCAAGTGCATATTGGTCAAGTGCCGACTGGGTCATTACCACGCCGAGGTCCTTGAGTGTTTCCGTTTCGCCCGTAAACACTGATTTCAGCTTAATATAAGCCAAGTCCTGACTGATGTTATAGAATGATGCTACGTCACCAGTCAACTGTGTTAGAGCCGTTGACATGTCGTAAGCCTGTGCTTCTGAGAATCCGAACGACTTAGACATTGCTCCGAACGTACCGACATACCTTTTTGCCATGGTTTCTGACAGTCCGGCTGAGGTCATGGCATTCTTTGCGAATTCGTTCACCTTATCCGACATGGTGGTAAATGTAACATCGACCACGTTCTGCACTTCTGCGAGGTCAGAGCCAAGTTCCACGCACTCTTTTCCAAACTGTACCAATTTACCAACAGCAAAAGCCCCACCAATTAACAGACCGATTTTTTTTACAGCACTTCCAAGGCCGTTAAATGACTGTTTTATAGCTGATACGCCATTTTGGACACCGGTTGTATCCATTCTGGTATCAATAATGACTGAGCCATCAGCAGCCATGCGTTCACCTCCTAACTATTTGAGGTTTAACATCTCATTCAGCGCGTCTTTATACGCTTGCTCTTCTTCGCTGAGACGTGTTTTTATGTCAATAATGTTCTTGTTATCGTGGTAGAATTTCTTTTCCCATTTATCCAACCGTTCACCTTTTGCCTTTTTTGACCGGATTCCAACAACCGTGTTGAACAGGCATTCACCAGATTCCATAAAGTATCCGAAGAACGTCCACCAGTGCATATAAGGCACTCCTCTGATTTCTTTTCCAGCAACCTTGTTTACAGCCGGTACGATCATATCTCCATCCTGTTCCCAGTCCATTAAGCGGGGCTTCGGTTTGTTTGGATCATTGTCAGCTTGGCCACAGTCGATGAATTCACAAGCCTTTTGACAGGCCTCATCCAGACACTCAACCGGTATGCTCTGCCAGTCCTCAAACAGAATCTGTAACATGACAACTGATTTCGCTTGTTCATCCAGTCCTGGGTCGTTCATGGCAATGAGAATATCAATGATTGCCCGAAAGTCCGTTCTGATAGAAAAATCCACCCCACTTATGTTAAGCGAGGTGGGAAGCTCATAGGCGGTCATTTTGCATACTTCTCCGTATACTTATTGACCGCTGCTTGCATTTTCTTTTTCCTCTTTTCGATTTCCGGCGCGATTGCTTCTGCGATCTTATCAAGTACGATATAAGCAAACACCTGACCATTTCCAAACACGGTAGTTGCTGTGATCGGTTCTTTGAACAGTTCTTTTGATGCTTCATATCCGAGCAGATAGTTGATTTTGTCTTCGATCTGTTTATTCAGTTCTGCCATTTCTTTGCCAGAAGTGACTTTCTGGATAGAATCTTTAAGCTGCTCAAAGTATTCTGTCAGCTCCTCCGCACGTGACGCTACATTGATATCAGTCGGGTTAAGCTTGAAAGAAGAAAAAACTTCGTCTTCGTTGTTGGTAAACGTGAATATAAAAATTCCATCATCAATTTTGGTATTAATTACTTTTGCCATTTAGCATATCCTCCTTGTGTATGTGCTTATTCACTGTCAGCTGTGAATGTACCGGAACTGATATCAAATTTTCCTTTTACACGTTCGCCAACATAGTTGACAGTAAATGGAATCTGATAGCCAGATGTGTCTCCACCGTAGGATGTCGGCACAACGTAGCAATCCTGCTGATATGCTTCATACTTGCCTGCTGTGGCTTCCGTCCAGAGATGGACTTCAACTGCTTTTGTCTTGAGGTTATCGTCTTTGAGGCGTCCGTCTACAATCTTCTGTAACGCCGTGAATAGGTCAGAAGTGGTATCTGCATAAAATGGATCGGCATCAGAAGATACCTCATAGCCGTTATGCTTAAATGTGGATTCTCCAAGAATATTTTTAGATGTTTCGGTATCCGGGTTGAGTTCGATGTTGTACTCTTCCAGATCCTTTCCAAGACGCTCATATTTCGGTGTCAGCCCTCCGCAGAGGGAACCTGCATCAATATAATGAGCCATATATTTACGGTCAATTTTTCCTGTAACTGCCATAGAAATGTCCTTTCTGCCTATAACTTTTAAAAGGCTGTGTAGGTTAGCGACTATCTCCAATTGATAGCCGGTTGTTACTTGTTATATTACTTCATAAGTATTTTCGTAGCGTACTGACAATGGCAATAACCAGTCCTGTACGCCGTTCTCCTGCGGCTCTGTACCGTAGGAGTTTCCACGGGTTATACGTTTTATCACTCGCCCTTGCGAAAGCTCTGGAAACGCATTTAAACGTGTCTCAGTGCCATTTATGACAACTGGTTCTCTGCATATCCATTTACCGAGATTATCCAAAAATTTCTGAACAGATAATTTCTGCCTCTCCTTGTCGGATGCTGTTCGGTATACCACATAAAATGGATACTGGCATACCTGATGCATTACGCCACAAACATCTTCTTTTTCTGAATAGATCAGCGCCCCGTTGTCTGCTGAAAACGCAATTCCCGATTCTTTGCCAAGTTCCTCGAATTTGATTATTTCATTGTCGTGTAGTCCCGGATACTGGTTTAGAAGTGCTTTCATGGCGTCTGTCAGAATGTCATATCCGGTTGCATCTACTCCGATAGGTTTATCTGCCATGTCTGCCACCTCCTGCCTGTGCTTTTACTTTGCGAAGCCATGTACTGCCGTATTTTCGTTTAGCGGCATCGAACCATTCAGCTTGTACCTGAGTATGCGGTGATTTTGTATATTGAAGATTCTCCTTTGCGTTCGTCTTGCCAGAATACTGACTCACAAGAACCTTTTCCGCATCGTGTCTTGCCCATGTGCTACCTGTTGCGGGGTCGACCATGGTTTTTCCAAAATAAAGAAAACGTCCATATGGTTCTGCCGCCGCACATACAAATCCAGTCCCTTGCATCGATGTACTTTTGGCTCTTGTTCGGTCAATAAAATCTCCCGAAATCATTGGCATAAACTCTATCATACTGTCCATAACCATTCCATCAAGGAGGTACTGGGATTCTTGATACTGTCTGGAGAATCTATCCATATTCAGCTTGATTTTCATATCTCCGTCAACTACGGAGAATCCTTTGAAATGATGAATTTTGCTCATATTACTTACCCAAAATTTCAAAATGCGGAATCAGTGTATACGGACCGCCTACACTGGTAATCTTAAACACATTATCCTTGTTCTCATTCATGTACTGGTAGAATCCATTCCGATAATCACTGTCAATTACCGTTCCACCAGTCCACTCACCTTCCCAGAAAAACGATTCGTCTGAGAATGTGATAGTATCTTCCAGAGCGTTGTTAATCTGCTGTTTCCACTCTTTAGGCGGTACATATGGGAGAATCTTACCATTCCTGTCAGCAATGGTTATATCGCCGTTCTGGACGGTATATCGAACGTGTAACTGCGCGTTGTCAGTTGCGTCTGGTCCGTACTTTTTAAGGATTGCTCCTTTGTCAGTAATGAGGTCAACGCCGGATAAAACATGAGGATACCAGTACGCATCTCTTGTTGTGGCACTTTCGTAATAGTTGAAAATCGTCACTGTTTTTTCGTACATGATACCCTCTCCTTAATCATTTATTTTTTAGCTTATCCACGTCAACCTTGGACGTTCGCTTCCACAATTCCGTAATCTTCTCCCATCCGAACATGGAAATAAATGCCACAATAAACCCAGCCATGATAGCTGCTAAAATCATATACCACAAGATTGTCATGTGGATATACTGCATATACGCTACAAAAGCGGCCACAGTAATTCCGATAGACAGTACAAGCACCAAGGCATCTGTCGGAATTTTCGACAGGAACCCAACATTTTTAATCACCTGTGTAATCACAGATACACAAAACGCCAGAATCCCGATTACTGCCAGAATCACGGTCATGTTTGCGAATAATGCTTCCATTACTCTTTCACCTCCTCATAAGTTTTTTCAAAAATATCCGGCTTGCACGGATAAAGCTCTCCGTTTACACCCTGGATAACATAGTCTCCAACAGAAACATGATGTGTTCCCTCTAATGTTTCGATATACAGCTCACACGGAGGTAAATCACAAGTTTCTGCGCCGTAATACATAATGCCTTTTTTATAAGCTTCTTGCGCCCAAAACGGAACGTAAAACAAGCCGTTCCGGTCTTTCAGATCACCATCATATTTAAATGCTTCAATGATAACAGGCTTTTTTCTAAACTTCATATTCACACTCCTGCATACAATACTGGTATTCCATCATCCGTCCTTACTCCCATCAGAAGCGGCAAAGCCGTCTCGTAAAGTAAGTCATTCGTTTTTTGTACATCTCCGACGGCGGCATATACCGCACTCCATTCCTTTGCACTCGCTCCAATCTGCTGTGGTGTTGCGTAAGAGATGGATTCACTGCCGGATGATACAGATGTTACAATGCCTGTCGTGCTACCACCGGACCCGATTGCGGTTGACGTACCATTCACAGCGGCATTGGTAGCATTCTTTTCAGCAAGTTCAATCTGATACATTAATTCAGCCAATGAACAGACCGCCTTTTTGATACGCTTCTGTGAGCGTTCGTTTGTTGGCAGTCCGTCCACCAGTCTGTCGGATGTCATTAAATCCACAAAATCACTGGCTCTTTCTGCTAGCCGTGGAAAGTCGGTTTCTGGCACGACTGAACCGAAATATGAAGTTGTATAAAATTCATAATCTGCATAAGCCATGCCAGTTACCTCCTGCGTTTATGATTTTGCTGTTACGCTTGCACTTCCGGCATTCAGTGCCTTGTATGTTCCATCACACTCAACTACTGTGATCTTCTGTCCGGTTGTCGCTGTGATATCGGCTTTTCCGTCCCAAGTACTCCAGTTTCTGAGATTCTGTCCATATCCGACAGTTACTGTATCTGCTGCGACTTTGTATTTATACACATTGCCGGCATTTTCCTTAGCCGGATTTACAGTGATTTTTGTATCACCAGTTGCTGTTCCAGCCACGGAATTTACTGTCAAAGTGCCAAGTGTTGGTGTCTCGTCGATAGTAATTACTGCGATTGCGTCAATGTACTCCGCAAAAAGAGTAAGTCCCATAACTGCAAACGCTTCAGACACTGCTGTGTGGTAGTTGCCCTGAGTGTGGAATCCGATCAGGTTTGTCTCGCCAGATACGGTGTATACAAGCCCTGCTCTTGCGAAGTCAGATTCGTTCGGGTCAACATAATACAGTACGATGTTCTCAACAGGGGTAGCAATAACCTGTCCTCTCGGAATCTCGCTGTCGGACAGTAAGAAGATTGTATTGAATCCCATAAAGTCCTTCATGTACTGGAATCCGAACTGGTTCTGAATAGTGATCTCAGCTGCTCCGAGGTATTCATATACGTCAAGAATATTCACAAATCCAACAACGCCAGTCACATTTCTGTGCATCTGCTTGAATTTGTTCTCTACACGGCCTTTAGCCATTGCCAGGGCCATCTGGAATGTTGTTTCTGTGGAAGTAAGTGTACCGGTTTTCAGATAATCATAGAATCTGCCGGTAACATCAGTCTGAAGCTGGAAAAGGAATTCATCATCGGTCATCTGAACAGCGTTCTCGTAACCGTGATCCTTGATTGCTTCGATAGATACAGCCTTTGCGTACTTTTCAATGGTCATTTCCGCATAGTCCTTTTCTTTTACAACGAATTTGCTGTAAGGGATTTCCTCACCCTCACCAACTTTTCCGCTCTGTAAAGTACCCTCTGCGTATTTGGACTTGAGTACAGCACCCGGCTGCTTTTTGATAGGCCTCATGATACCCAGAATATCACGTAAGTGCTGCCAGTTTCTTTCGAATCTGGTAACAAAGTCAATCTCACGTGCTGTGACATGAATATCATTAGTCATAATAAGATTTGTTTTTGCTGGCATAAAAAATCCTTTCTACCCATAATTGTTAAGGTATTGGGTTAGCGGCTATACTCTGGTGTATAGTCGGTGTAAAAAAATCACTGGAATAACTGAATATTCTGAGCAATTGCAGCCTGTCTCTCAGACGGGTCTTTGATTGCTTCGATATCTTTCTTTGTCATACTTCCCGGTGTCTGCTGCTGTCCAACGTGAGTGGTAAATCTTGCCTGGTTCTGCTGAGCCTGCTGCTGAGATTCATCCACAAAAGCAGACGCGTCAGACTGCTTCATCTGTTCGATCAAGTCGTTCAGTCCAAGGATTTTACCATCTTTCAGCTTCAATCCTGCTTCCTTAATGTCTGCCATAACAGACTTCTTTGCAGCTTCACTGGAAAATTTAACATCATCGAGTGCTGCTTTCAGAGCATCTGAGAAATCACGGTCATAGATTTTCGCGTTAAACTCTTTCTCTGCATCCTCGGCTTTTTTCTTCCATCCAGCAAGCTCTGTCTGAATATTCGCCGGGTCGATACCGTCGAAGCCTTTCAGAGTTTCTTCTGCTGTCTCGGCACGTTCTTTCCAGTTATCGCGTTCTCCCTCAACTTTTGACAGAGTTTTTGCTACTTCTTTGGCATTTTTGTAATGTTCAGAGAGTGCTTTTTTCACATCTGCCTGCCTATCCTCCGGGATTTCAATTCCAAATGATTTTAATGTGTCAATAAGTTTCTGCATATATATCCTCCTGGTCGTGTTTATTGACCTGCCGCCGCAGGTAAATGGATTAAGCCAGTTAGACCACTGGCAGGGTAAGCGGAAAGCCCGGAATCGAACCGGAACCCAGGGAGCGACCCTGTCAGTCTACCATTAACGTACTTTCCACATAACCCGGATTCCCGGGTTAGCAAGGTATTTTACGTGCTATGCCTAAACACGAGACGTTTCGGGCTACGTCAACACCGCCTATACGGTCGTGCACCTCTGCACGGGTTGAATTCCACTGTTCAGTTATATGCTCTCACAAGGAGGTATGCCGCCATGCACTAACGGCAATGATACGTGTCGGAAATTGCATCCGCTTTTCAACCTCCAGATTCCACCCCGAACCTGTTTCTATTAAGGACACGCATCTGCTTAAAGAAAGGAGGAAAGCAATAAAAATGTCTATGTCAAGCATTTCTGCTTACGATTCTTCCCTATGAATACATTTTACCACAGAACCTCCCAAAAGTTGTGGTACATGTTTTAGCCAATTAGAGCATATCACGGAGCTTTTCCACGTATCTTTTAACAAGATCACGTTCCTCCCGGCACTCCGCATCCTTGGACATATCGCTCATTTCTGTTGTGAGTTCGTCCAGATGTTCTTCCAGAGCGGCAAGCATCTTTCTCTTGCAGTCCTCGGATTTGCCGGAACGATAGCTCTGTTTCTGCGTCATATAGTCGTCATAAGCATCTCGTCCGTCAGAACGGCTGTAATGTCCTCTGACATAATGCTCACCACGTCTGGCATAAGAACTACCTCTGTCGTAATCCGGCATCATTCTGCCATCATTTGCGCTGTATCTCCCCATACTGTCACGTTTTCTTCCACGTTCGCTGTAATCGTCATTGTAGCCACCACGCATCTCATCAAGGACAGTATTGTAATATTCCACTTTCTTGTCCCAGTACTGCGTATTCTTGATATCTTTATACATATCAATCAGCTTGTATGTCATTTCCAGATTTCCAGTGGTCAGCCCACTGTCAGCAATTTTGGACAGTTCGTCTTCAATTCTTGCACATAAGTCTTTAATGTCTCTCATAATCACACCTCCTATGCTTCTCTGGTCACAACAATGTTTGCGTTCGCAACAGAAACAGCCTGATCGCTTGTATTCTCTACTGCGATATTAACGCAACATCCGCGAGGTACATCAATATAGATTCCAGAGGACACATTGTTGTACTGGTCTACTGCTGCCGGTGTGGAAATCATCTGAGAAGAAAGAACCGGCTCACCAGATATTGCAATAGCCAGAGAGATAGCCCCGACAGTACCACCTGTTGGAATTGCAATATTACCAGAGAAGTCCACGAAAAATCTAGCCTTGCACTGGTTAGTAAACCCTCTCAGCGTAATAATCCCGCTTCCTTCCCTGTGCTGAATGCAGTTAGAACCTTTGACTGCTGTGTTTGAAAATACTACGTTTCCATTTGCTGCTACAGTCTGAGCAGCTATATTTGTAAATTCTGCCATAAAAATACTCCTTTCATATCACAAAAGGACAGGTCTCAGCCTGCCCCTCTGTGTAATACGGCATAAGCCGACATCCGAATCAATCGAAAGATACTCTCGATATGAAGTTGTTAACAATTACATCCGGTGTTGCATCCGCATCCGTAATATGTGTTCGGATTAGGAACCTGATATGCCGGAATCGGTGCTGGATTAATCGCATTAATGAGCTGCTGTGTCTGAGAAGCCATTGCAGTTGTGAGAAGCGCACTCTGGCGATCCTGAGAAGCGGCACGTCTGAGATCATTGTTTTCAGCCTGCAAGTTAGAAATCTTTTCATTGCAAAGATAATCAAGAATGGCTCTTGTTCCAGCGTTCTGGCTGTCAATAATGTCTCTTGTGTTGTTGTTCATGGTGTTCTGTAATGCACAGGTGTTCTGCGCCATGTTGTAGTTCACGCCCTGAATAGCTTCCCTGGTTTCGCAACAGCAGTTCGCAAGCTGAGCCTGGAGTGCGTTGGCGTTCTGCATATTCGCTACAGTATCGGCATTAATAGCCTGCTGAATGCCGAAGCCAGTCTGCATGATGTTTGTGTTGATTCCATTAAAACCGGTAAGCATACCGTTATTCATGGCATAGAAGCCATCACAGAGACCACTGTTGATTCCGTCAAGTTTGCTGATTACTGCGGAATTATCAAATCCTCTCTGAATATCTGCCTGAGTAGCTGCTGTGGCTACATATCCGCCGCCGTTGCCATTATTGCCCCAGCCGTTGTTTCCCCATCCGCAAAATGCGAACAAGAAAAGCACGATAAGCCACCATGCGCCATCTCCGCCAAACATTCCATCATTTCTGTTGTTCCCAGTTAAAAGAGCAACGTCTGATGCTGTTAAATTTCCATCCATAGTTATAATCTCCTTTTTGTGTATTTACATTAATCTGGCCAGATTGTAATGTACTATCTCATATTCTTCAGCAGATTTTGAAACTGTCCTGCCATCTGTTGAACCTGATTAAGCTGCTGCTGAGAAATTCGTCCAGACTGCAACATTTTCTGAACTTCTTCTTTTGGGTTTCCCTTATAATTCTGTTTAAATTGCATGAATTGTTGTATCATCTGCATTGGTCCGTTTCCCTGTGGCATCCCACCGCCAAGTGTGTTAAATAATGGATTACTCATCTGCATTTCCTCCCTTGATTGCTGATTCCTGTACAGTATTAGCTCTAATAGGTTCAGAAAATGAATTTAATCGGTTTATGATAGCTTCGTATTTGCCCTTTAAATCGTCGTATTCCTGTCTGGTGACGTATTTACTGTCCATGTTATGAGCAGTCTGTTTAGGCGGCATCTGGGCGCCTACTTCATGATACTCAAACGTTCGTAATGGTTGCGGCATGCCGGATACGTCTGTGGATTTTATGTAGAACTTTTCACTTTCACTGTCCATCAGTAAAACGCTTGTCCCAGGTGCTACCAGATAGGATTTTGCACCAACTTCGCCGGATACCCACAGGATACCATTGTTATTCTGCTGGGGTTGCTGTACTGGTTGAGCCGGCATCTGGACAGGCTGTTGCTGGAACTGGTTCATCTGCCCAGGAACGCCAAAGCTATATTGATAAGGATTGTTATATAATGCCATCTTATACACCGCCTTTCTGATTATATTTTTGCATAAAAAAAGAACCGGAAACAGGTCGTTTCTGGCTCTAATTAGTATCCAAAAAGTATCAGCACACTTTGATTATTTTATTATTTACTCTCCGACTTAATCTCTTTGCTGTTGATATACTCACGTTCATCTGTTCAGCGCAGTATTCAAGAGTGCGCTCCTGGCATCTCAACCGGAACAGTCTTTCTTCGTCCGGTGTGAAATTACACTCTATCAAGAACCTGTCTATATCTTTCTTTGTGAACACATATAATTTCATGAGCATACCCCTTATCAATGCTAACGTTGATTCTGTGCAAGATACTCCGTGAGCTTCTGCTTTGTTTTTTTTAATTCCTCAACATTATTTCCACTAATCTGACTATCCAGCATGGTTGATAGCACTTCCAGAATCAATGAATCACGTTCCGCAATCCTCTGAAGACTCTCGTAATCTCGCTTATCATGTTCTTCCAGTGTCTCAACTCGCTTGTTGAGTCGAAATGCCGGAGTAATCCATTTAAAAACAACAGCTGCTGCCCCTCCAATAATTGATACTCCTCCACAGATTGAAAGAAAAAACTGAATAAATTCCTGTATGCTCATTTAGCTACTCCTTTTCCCAGTAATATACCGGGACTTCATTTCCGGAATCCCATGTATCATAATATTTACCATCTTGTACTGTCACCACATGACCATCTATGCAGAGAATGTATGTGCCTGTCTGATGATCTGCGCAAAAATCATTGACTGTATAGATATACCGTTCTGATTGCTCAATCAGTTTGCGTCTGTACCCATGTTTGTAGAGGTACGCTCCCCAAACGTAATTAGCTGATGGCATATCTGACAGAGTACATGCCTGTATCATTAATCCGGTAAAAACCGTTTCCCAGTCGAAGCCGGTTGCTTTACATATTGCCCGAACAGCACAATCTCCGACTCGATTTCCAGCAGGATTCGGATTGTAATATTCCCATCTATCCATCAGTCAATCCCCTTTGCTGTTTTATATCTCTTTGCCGCTCCTCTGGCTTTTGCGGCGTTCTGGCGGTTCCACTTCGCTATCATGAGCCGGTCTTGTAGCTCCCTCAGGCCGTTCTGCTTGCAATAATCTTTGTATGCAGCATTTTGTTTTTGGAGAAGATAAGACTTCCGGTCAAGGTCTTGTTGGAGGGCGAATTTCGCCTTTTCGTTCGGTGCATTGTCAACTCCTGCTTGCAGTCCAAGAACCTCTCTCTTCGTTTTGCGGATTCTCCGTTCATAAGTACGTTGTTGCTGTTCTTTTTCGTACTGTTTGCCTTTGTCAGCTTTGTCCTGTGCCGATAGTTCTGCATAGGGATTAAATTCCCCGTCACTGGCTCCAAAACTATGCCGACAGTTGACGCCTGATAGTCCACTTGCTGTTCCATATCCGGTCAATGAGAAAGGTGGAAATTTCTTACTCTTGCCAGAACGAGAGTATATCTTGCCTTGCCACCATGAGTGATTTCCGGGATTCTCGCCGCCGTCACCCGTTCTGGCTCCTATGTGAGCACTGACCAGAATTAAATCCCAGTCCATTTCTTCCATGCGCTTTAGGGATATGTCCCCCGTAGCCTGTGCCACACCGGTTCTGACAGAGCGTGCTACTGCTGTTTCAATCGTGTCTTTTCTGCCAGATGGATATGTGACGGTAACACCATCACTCACAACGTTATTAACCGCTTCTTTGATGGCTTGCGTATATCCAACCGCCCCAGTCATCACATGGTTATATGTAAGGTCGCATTGCTCAATATAGAGCCTCTGAGCGGCACCTGCGGTTGTTCTTGTAAAGTTCTTCCAATCTCCTAAGCAGTGATTCATATTCCGCTCCATGAGTCTTATCATAGTTGGTGACTGTTCAAGCGGCACAGGGCTTAATCCTGCCGCCTTGTATACCTTATCATCGTAGTTCATTGCAGTGATTCCGGCATCTTCAAACGCTTCAAGAAGCTCCTGTTGCTCACGTTTAGTGTATCTGGATAGTTCTGCCAGAATGTCCTCTAACAGTTCGCCAGACTCCTGCAATGTTCTGATTCTCCACGCATCGGCGTTGGTCAGAATATAATCTTCACCTCTGCCGATTCTTGCCATCATCCGCGATACGATCTCAGAGATGATATACTGATGCAGTTCTTCGGCAATTTGCTCACTGCCCTCTGTTATCCGGCGCAAATATTCTGGGCTTAACATAACTATTCATCTCCAAACAGTTTTGGCTCGTCTGGCTGAGCTTCTTTGACCATTGCTTTTGCTTCTTCTTCGGTCATTCCTTCGAATTTTACAAAATACAGCCACGCTGGAACCTTGCCAGTAGTTACATACTGCCACCATCTTGCACGGTCATTTTCTCTGACATACAAGATATCTCCGAAATCATAATTGACTTCATAAGTTCCAACAGGTGCAAGTCCGTACAGGTCAGCATAAACGTTCAATGCATAGATTACTTCATCCAGGCAGGATTCCAGTTTGTCTCGAACGTCTTTGATAAACTGTACCGTTCTCTGCTGCTCTGCTTCTACTCCTGTAGCCGTCTGAATGCCGCTAGATTCGTTGAAAACAAAGTATCCGTTGGAGAATCCAATCTTGTAACCCAACTGGCTTAAAAGGGCGTTTATGCCGCTTATACGGGTATCTGTGTTGAGCTGTGGATTGATTTCTTGGTAGAACTCTTTTTCATCCTGTCCGAATACATTCTTGACAAAGTGCGGTAAGCTCATTTCATTCCGTCTGTTCTCCATGCCCTGTGGTGACATGGCTGATACAGGTGTACCGCTTGGCATCAGCAGTCTATCATCTGCCAGAACAATCTTCTGAGAATCAAAAATCTCTCCGGCGTTTCGGCTGTATGCAATGTCAAGGTCTTTTAACTCTTCGATAGCTTCGGCAAATATTGGCAAACCCAATGGTGCGTTAATATCCACGTTATTCGCCTGTGGTGTCCGTAGAACTCCGTACAGAGGTCCGTCCAACTTCTCCCCGTTCGCCTTAAGAATCGGCGGCGTATCTGCCATTAGGTCAGCCCATTTGGTCTGTTTAAGGTCAATCTTGTCTCCGATGCTTTGAGGAGATTTTGATACATAAGCCCTGTTTGAAACATAGTACGGATAAGTTGTCACGCCATCTATTGTAGTCTCAACGAACCTATGATATTCAAGTCGTGTATAATATTTTCGCCCAACTGTATACGAATCTTTAAATATAATCCCTTTGATTCCCTGATTATCGTAATCCACAATCATCACATCTGCCGGAGTAAACACATCGAGGCTCTCGCCGTTCGGCTTAATGAACACGGTTCCATAAGCACAGCCATATTCTACCCAGTGCCGGATTTGGAAATACACTTTATCGATCTGCTCTTGTAACCATGTTGCCCTTGCAGAACCATCTATCTGAATGCCAATCGCCAGGGTTGCGAGCCGGGCTGTTTCTGAGCAGACGGATTTTGCAAAATTGATCGTCTTGATATTATCCTCATCATCCAGCCATTCCGGCGCACCCCTATAGATGTTCGCACACCGGTTAATCAGTGATTCCATCTCCGGGAATTCTGCCGCCTGGATATTAAAGTCCTCTTCGGCTTGTTTTTTGAAAATCATGTTAAACCACCTTTTTAGTGTTGTTATAAGTCCCATTTAGTCACCTGTCGCTATCTTCTTTCCACACATCGGACAATAATTAAGGTCAAACGGTCTGGAAGTAATGCTTCCTTTTCGGTCTTTCATGTACATGTACAACATGCATCCGTATATATATTTGTTCTTCTTGCGTTCTGGATTATCATAGTATTCTTTGTAAGAAGCTAAATTATCACAAAATTTACACATTATGCACTGTGCCCCCTTCTTCTCCACAACGATTCTGAGCCATACCGGACAGAATCTATCAAATGATTACCCTTGTCCGGATATCCACTGCAAATATTTCCATCTTTATCACGTTCGTATTCGTATTTCTTGAACTCTTTGCAAGCATTTGGCGTTCTTTTTGGGTCAAACACAAGCTTTCTTCTTTGCAGCCACTTCATAGAATACTCAATGCTTCCCGGTCCTTTGATTGCTCCTCTTGCTGGGAGTCCTGAATCTCTGTAATCATTGATTGATTTAGGCTCGGCAGAATCGCAAGTAATTTCGTAATCATCGTACTGTCTTCGCTTAATTTCATTCGCAGTCCATTCATTTGATTTTTTGTTTTCGTAAATCTCGTCAATAAAATAGATTGTTTCTCTGGCGGAATCATAATAGATTCTGGAAAAAGCATATTTATCCGGGTACCAGCCCCAGTCAACGCCCTGATAAATTCTGTCAAAGTGACTAATTTCTTCATCCGTGATAGTTCTTTCTTCGATGTATTCAAAGATATTTCCGCCATTTCCGTTGGCTTTTCCTAGATACTCATTTTCGTAAGCATCCGGGTTTACTTCTTTTAGATGTTCGGCATCTGCAAGGAATACATCTCCAAGCCATTCCTGTTCGATTCCCAAATCAAGGTAAGTGCTATGCACAACCATTACATTTTCGTCTTTTTCTTCCGCTTCTGCCGTATACTCATTCGCCCAGTTATTCTTACTCCTAGGCGGGTTGAATGACTTGAATTTATATGCTTCATTACCACCACGAATAGCAGACTGTTGAATATTTCGGATTTCTTCTGGATTAGAAAACTGATCTAACTCCTCGAACCAGACAATACCGATATATCCAAACTCTGGCTTGATAGACTTAATCTTTAATGGATCGTCAGCACCACGAAAGTAAATCTTCTGTCCAGTAGGCTTATACGTAATCTCCATAGGAGATACCTTGCACACAAATTCCTCATTTAGATTTAATTTATCAATAGCCCATTTCATCTGAGCGTAAACAGAATCTTTGATAGTGTTTCCGACTTTTCGCAGAATCAGAGCGTGCATGTTCGGATTATTCTTCAGCAGTTCCGGTATAATCAGAGATATAGTTGAGGACTTCATGGAACCACGTCCACCAGGAAGAATGTATTCACTATGTTTCTTTGCTCGAATATCCCTAATCATTTTATGAAATACGTCCGGGACAATGTTCAGATCAATATGGTATTCACCTTGCAATCTAGCTTTTTCTTCTGCTTTCTGCTGTTCTTCTCTGGCTTCTTTTATGGCAAGCGTCTTTTCCAGATCATTCATGGATTTCAGCTGATCGGAGAAATCCGGAGCAAATCCGAATGAATCAGTCAGCTCACCTCTTGCGATCATGGAGCGGCGCTGCTGAATTTCTGCCAGAGACATGATGTCAGTGCCTTTTTGTTTTTCGATGAGAGACTGTTTTTCAGCTATATAGGAAGAAATATTAAGTTTTCTTAAGTTCTGTGCTCCTATTACTTCTGCGTTTTTCTCGGCATATCCAGCTTTTCTCGCGGCATCAGATGCATTCCCGCCATTTTTTATATATTCATCTGCAAACGCTTTCTGCTTAGGCGTTAAGTCCATCTAATCACCTCTGTCTATCCTCATTTTCTGACCGTCTCCCATATTTCTTTTAGGCACATGACTACATCATACTGGGATGCAGTTCGGAGTATTTCGTAATCACAATCTTTCCATTCACCACGTTTTGTTGGTCTAAACACTGGCGTTGATATAATTGTTACTGTTATCAATCGTTCCTGTTCATGGCTGTAGAATTGCGATGTTCCGATTTTTATGATTAATCCGGTGGATAATATAGCTTTTTGGAGTTTTCTTGTAACTAATTTTAAGTTCGCCATATCATCACCTCATTTCTGGCTATAAAATCCCATAGTAACACTTCTGAGTATATTCTATCACAGGTCAGTGGAAAAGTTGTGGTACATGTTTGAGGAATTTTGTGCTAAAAAAGAGCCGGTAAATACCGACTCTCTAATTTTATTCGTTGCTTTGTAATTTTCTGATTACCTCGCCCTGATCTCCCGGGCATCCCATGAAGCATTCCGGGCAATGCTCGTAAAATGCACATCTGATGCAATCATGTGGACTGATTGAGTTGCAATATTGATGTAGTACTGCAAATGCTGATATGGCGAGCTGAGGTGTTATTTCTGGTGGTTTAAACATCATGTTTTTGCTTGCTCTGGTCACTTCCACATTATCATCTTTGAACTTTATAGTATCCCCATTGCATTTTATCGTAACTTCGTTCTTCTCTCTGTCAATTTCAAGTGTAGGCTTGTCCAACATGATTATCAACTCCTTCTCATTAATGTGCAAGTAATCCAACAAACAGCGGAAGAACTAATGCCATTAAGCATAATGGTTCTTTTGTATAACTGAGTGCCGCTATTACGGCAAATGATGTACTGGCCCATGCTACTGATTTCGCCATTGCTGTATTAAAATCCATTTAATCACTCCTCTCCCCAGTCAATTTTCTGCCCGCATTCAAAACAGTACTTGCTTATTTTATTACCAATAACAGGTGTTCCGCATTTCGCACATTTTTGAGTGGAAAATATATTGTACGGAAAATCTGGAACATATTCTTCAGGTTTGCATGGAATCTGCTTTTCCAATGCTTTTGCTCCGGAATCACACGCCCATGCTTCCTTGAGATATTTTTTCTGCCATTCATCTTTGTTTTCAGAACTTTCAAGGAAACATAAATGCTGGTCTCTCATATCGGATAATATGTCTTTTGCTTCTTCTGGTTTCATGTTAATCCTCATTATCGTCCTCCTCAATACTGACAGTTTCCAGATCTTCGAAATCACAACCCATTGCGAATCCGTCAATTATTTTCTTCTTAACTCCAAATACCTCTATCATGTGAGAATTATTTTCCATGATTTTTATTACATCTGACTTTTTAACATATTCAGCCATTCTCCATCTCCTCCAACTTCTTCTCTATCGGATTAATAATCTCTTCCAATACCTGTCGCTCATAATTTTCTTTCCAGATTTTTTCTCTTTTCCAAAATTGGATTTTCATAATCTCATTTATTAAATTAATACACGCTATTGCTTCTAGCATTCCCCAACATCCATCACAGGCTCTTTCATTGCACCAGTTTACAAATTCTTTAAATTTCATTTTTGAGTTCCTCCAACTTATTTTCAGCTTCTTCACGGGTGAGGAATACGGTTTTGCCAAGTTCATTATAATAATTGCAAAATAGCATAAATTTCAGATTGTTTTCTACGATATAAAATTTCTTTTCAGAATCACAATCGCAGTTACAATTATAATTCTCACAATCAATAACTGTTTCTCCAAATTTACTACATTCCGTATATTCATAAGTTATTCGATATACTTTTTTAAATAAATCATCTGGCAATCTCACAAGCATACCCTGCTCTTCTAAGTCTTCATAATTGCAAAGCTTTCGTGCTGCTGAAATGTAATCGTGCTGTTTAACCCAGACATCTGATTCTCCGTCTGGTGTAATATCATATCTTTCTGTTAATCTCTCCATCTACTTCACCTCTTCCAACTTCTCCACCGCCAGCTTCAACGCATCTACAAACTCATCATTCAACGCTGCACGATCTGGATTCTCGATAAACTTCTCAATATTTTCAATTGCTTTCTCTTCTGGTGTAGGAACTGTCCATTTTTCTACTTTTGCAATTTCAAGGAGTTCATCTATATTATTTTTCCAATTACGTATATTGCACAAATCCGTGTTGCACTTATTATTCCTGTTGTCCAACACACATCCTATACATTCACGTTCGCAACAATTGCCTACATCTGCAATCCGTTCAGCAAACTCTCTTGCAGACATTTCTTTTGTGCCGAGGAGTTCTGATGCTTCGTAGAAAGTTGAGTCTGTGCCAATATGTGCTTCGCGGGTAACATCTTTGTCTTCATAAAATTTTAAAATGTCTGGAAAATGTTGTTTTGGTAATGGTCTGCAATAGTTTTTTGTAGGCCATTGGAATCCCTGTTTTTCAGCTTCTTTAAGAAGCATTTCGTTTTCCTCTTTTGTTCTAACCAGAACACATGTATTTCTTAAATCAATCATCAGAACTTCCTCCTGTAATTTCATCAATACAACCATTCCAACCAACAGCATACCCATCTTCAAATTCGTCCGGGAAATGGTTTTTTGTGTCCTTCTCCGGTAATAGCTTCAATGGACACCATTCAGGTCTAATACTCAAATCTGTAATATCTCTATTGTTTACTCTACAGAACGGGTGAAGCACTCCACTGCGTAAAACGCATAAAGCACAATATTTTGGCGTATCAATCACTAATACTGATTTACTCATTTTCTCTTACCTCTTTTCTGCAAGAATGCTCCGTACTGCGCTGGAATGATAGTATCTTCCTTCTCTCTGGTAGCCATTCCATATCCGAGTCTTCCATTCTTTTTATTTTCTTCTCTTGTAAACATAGTCGAAATGTCTTTTCCTTTACTCATTCAACTCCACCACCTTTCACGATTTCGATTGCCCTGCTCAGTCCAGCATTATATCCTTGATGTACATCAGATAAGATACATTCGGATTCGATGAATTTATCTCTTTTCAATTCGCCAATAACCTTATCCACATCAAAAGCAGTCGGTTGTTCGTCAATCTTTTTAAGAATCTCTAAATCATCAGAATATGCACAATGCACTACATGCTTCAGTTTGTCTGCATCAATCAGTCTACTCATCTGTTTTGCCTTCTTTCTTGTCAAAATTCAAATCAACTCTGATCACATCTGTTTCTATTGCCGAAAGGCAGCTTATTTCTAAATCGTAAAATGGTTTCAGCAGCTTTGAACCGGCATTGAATGTATCGTAATCCTCCCAGCTTCTTCCAGGGTGACATATCTGAATTTTTATATCGCTTTCAGGATCGTCGTCAATTACTGCTATTAAATCAATTAACTTCATTTTTCACTCCTCTTCTCAATTGCTTTTGCAAGGTCAGAAATACAATCGCCAATATAGAATATTGCTATCATTGCAACATTAATATCTGATATTTTTGCACCTAAAATCCAACAAATAAATATAATCGCCAACCATACAAGACACATTTTTTTATTCATCCTCCCATACTCCCAACAGCCGCATCCTCTCATACAGTACAGCGACGGTCTTGCGCCTGTATCCATAAAAGTCTTTCGGGTTCATCGGGATATATCTTTCTTTGCTGATTTTCCTGTAACTTTTCCGGTGTAGGATATTCTCAATTACCATATCCGCTATCACCGTGTTTTTCGGGCAAGCTGACAAGGCAGCACTGGAAAGCAGGTATCCGTACTCTGCCGGGAAGTCTTTCAGCATCGTATTCAGTTTTTCAATGTCATCTGCCGGAATACCATAGTCTTCCAGCTTTTTATTCCTTGTCAGCATACCGTTCTCCTTTCTATTCGTCTGGGTGGTGCTTATCGTACATGATCGCTGCACATGCAAGACCGGCCACTCCGACTATGATTCCAAGGGTGAATCCTAATAAGAATGTAATCATGATTCGTCCTCCCTATAGCGCTCCGGCAATTCCATCCAGGCGTTGACATATAAATCATTACCTAAACAAGATATTAAATCGTCACCGGCGTAAAAAATGCCGTTGCCATCTTTATCTCTTTCACATCTTCCGATTATTGGGATTGAGTAATTCGCAAAAGAGAGAAGAATATAATCATCTGTTTCTGGCAATCTCTCACTGACCGGAATCCAACCATTTTCTTTCTCATCCTGCTCCAGATCAGCCAGAAGCTGCTCAATCATATCTTGAATAACTTTGACATACACCCCAGCGTATTTGTAGCAGTCCGAATATTTATCCGCGTACTGCTTTAATCTTTCTTTGATATGTATCATATTATTCCATCCTTTCTCAATGCCCGCTTCTTACCATGCAAAACAACAGTTCTGTCATGGATCTTTTTCTTGAACCATTGTGTCCACACTTCAAAATAACTGATAATCTCCATTTCTCCACATCTTCACCTAGTGGTGTTGGGCTTTCAAATTCTTCTGCAACATCTCTCTGATACGGAACTGCAACCATTACTCCCATGTTACCTATTTCCGCGTAACATTCCGGAAAATTCTCACGTATATGTTGGGCAAATTTTCCATTTTTTAAATCAGGTAAAATCTCTTTGTAGCACTCCATTGTTGTCACAAGGTAGTTTTTTTCGCCAATAAAATTTAATCCATTTCCGCTGTAAATATCCTCTTTGCAACTTTTGATTTCATAGCATGCAAATATTCCTTTTTCGATTGCTGAGATAGAGCACTGATTTTCCGGAATAAATTGCATGTAATCTACTCTTCTTGCCTTTCCTGCTGCGTAGCCATAATCAAGGCTTACTTCTCTAGCCCAGTATTTACCTGGACCAGAAAAACGGCTTTTTTCCAACAATCTGCTAAGAAATTTTGTTGTTTCAGATCTTTTCATATTTCCACCTCACTGTCCGCTGGCATCTGATAATCAATATGTCCATTTACATAGGCTTCCTGAATCATATCCAGTACCTTTAAAGCTTTTTCTGCGGTAGAATACTCGCCTGCCGGATACAAATTATTAACATAAATCACAGCACCTTTTCCGTGCTCTCCAATATTGATGCATTGCGTGAAATTAAACAGTGTTTTATTATCCTGACTTCTGATTAACATTTTGTATCCTCCTTACCTGAATACATCTTTAATTGTTTCATCTTTTTAATAAACAATTTCATTTCATACCCCGTAAGACCAACACAAGTATTTCCGATTCCTTTGCTATCTCCTAAATCTGGATCATAAGACTGTAAGATGTGCCTTCCGGATTTTTTATGTAAAATAGATACGATCTGTGTATATCCATATTTCTTATCTTTTCTCTCATATTCACATCCGTATTTATCTTCTTCAACTTTTGTAAATCCAATTTCCGCTAATTTTTCATCTACTGTTTTAAATAATTTCATTTCCATCCTCACTTTCCCCATGTAAGCAACTACATGGTTAATCAACAAAACTCCATCTGTCCATCATCAATAAACTTCTTTTTCTTCCGGCTTAATGTATCACCCTGCTGTTTCAATCTATCTACACGGGCTTTCTGGTTAAAGTTCGCCATATAATCATCGTCAACTTCTGGCGGTACTTTTAGAAAGTATTCTTCTGGAAGTGGAAGATTATGTTCCTCGCAACAATTTGCAATCTCATTTCTGTATGAAAGAATATGATTTCTGGTTAGATTCATATTGCATCCATCCGCCCAAAATGGATCATTACAGCCATTTTCATTGATGTGCTCCCAGATAGCGCGCTCATGTAATAGGCCTTCTCTTAACAACTCTAATTCCTGTTCCGGTGTTTTCTGCTTCATTCTCGTTCTCCTTTCGCCCATGTAAGCAACTGGCACGCTATTGTGCAGTCTTTTCTACGAATATATCTTTTATTTCCACTCCAAAAAAATCAGCAAGTTTTTGCGCGTTAACCACTGATGGAGTTCTCTTTTCTCTTTCCCAATAACTCACCAAAGACTGTGGCACTCCTATTGCGCTCGCCAATTCTTTTTGAGACATACTGCTCGCTTCCCTCAGAGTACGAATTCTATTCATTTAATTTAGCTCCTTGTCAAACTCCCATCTTCTTAACCAGATTCTTATTCATCTCGTCAAATCTTACATCTGTGTTCTTTTCAATGTCCTGTATCATGTTCAGAACGCTCATTTCACCTCTATTTGCCATTTCAACATACTTATTGGCAGTTCTTATCACATCAAGCAATCACTTCGTGGAAAAGCCATATAAACGTCTCAGAGCCATCATAGTTGTGACAGTGTTGATCGTGTTGCTCCAATCTTCACCAACAGTGAATCCATCCTCGTAGGCTTGCTGCTCTACGTCTTTTATCTGTCTATAACAGTTCTGCATAGCCCGTCCAAACGCATAAGCCGCCTGATTAGAAGTCTGAACAGAAAATCTGGTCTTTTTCTTGACTTTTAACTTACTGCTCATTTTTCTCACGCTCCTTTCTCAGTTCTTTGGATTTGTTGTACATTTTTTCAAGGTAATCAACGTAAGCGAACAACATATGATCCACGAAGCCGTTTTTCTGGTACTTCTCTGACACAATATGTGTCTGTTCTATCACCTGCGCCCAGTATTCATCACTTTCTTCGATTCCGGCAGTCTGGAGAACCAGTGCCGGAAAATCAATTTGCAAAAATCTTATCGTGTTCGGTATCTGCTCGTGTATCACTCTCATACTTATGCACCTTCTTCTACCTCAAAACTCCGTTCAAGAAGTCGCTCGTTATCCTTGTTAAAAGCCTTTATATAGCTTTGCTTTATCGGTCTGATAAAATGTATTCCATTAGCGGATTTCGCACGTGAAACAGCCACATAGAACTGTCCTGGATCCCAACAACAAGGATCAATGTTGATTTTCTCAAATGTCTGTCCCTGTGATTTATGAATACTGATTGCCCAAGCAAGCTTTACCGGGAACTGTGAGAATGATCCGACTTTCTTACGGACAATCTTCTCTTTTACGATCTTCTGTCCGTCTTTTTCCTGCTCAGATTCCTCGATAACCTGTTTCTCAATGTCTTTACTGTATCTGTACAAGTTAACTGTTTTACCCTTATCAGTCTTGATAACCAGATAGGATTCTTCAAATTCTCCGTTATCCACAATTTTCTGAATGATGCCAATCGTTCCATTGACGTAGTTTCCAGACAGATCATTGACTGTAATCATCACTTTTGCATCGATGTTAAGAATTAAGTCCTCTCTGGCAAATGCAATGTTCTTAATATCAGCAGACGTTAATTCTCCGTCAACTGCTGCATGAAACACTTTTTCGGTCTTTTTATCCAGTTTTCCGAGAAAAGTATTATTAATCCGATCAGCTTCAGCATTTGTTCCGACCAGAAACGGTGCTTCTGGTATAACCTTGTCTGATTCGTTATTTTCCAGATATGCAATGGATTTTCTAATATTGTTGCCATATTTGATATCGTTCAAAACATATTTAAATCCCTCATCATTCTGTCTGCATACCTCATCAAGTTTGATGTATTCAAACCCCATTTCTTTCCAGTATTCAGACATGAAAGCATATCCGTGTTCGTACTTTCCGCCCTTTCCATAATCAGATCCATACATCCGGCAGAGAATTTTACGGTCATCTGTTGTGATAACCGGTGGAAGCTGGTAAAAATCCCCAATTACGATCAGTTGAACGTCTTCTTTATCCTCTCCGCTCAAAAGTCTGTCAACGGCTCTCTCTTCATTCTCCGTGATAATTGTCTTTGCAATCATGTTAAATAAATCAAATCGGCACATGCTGATCTCGTCAATAATAAGAATATCCGCTTCCTTCAACAGTTCAGCTCTGGATTTCACTTTTTTCTTGTAATCCTCAAATTTGATTGAGATATTCAATGCACGATGTACGGTAGTCGCCCCGTATCCGATATTGTCCGCAGCTATTCCAGTAGTAGCAGATACCAGAACACTTTTACCAGCTTTTTCCGCCTCATCAATGAATGTCTGAATAACCGTTGTCTTGCCTGTTCCTGCATCACCTGTCAGAAAAACATTACTACCAGACAGCATCGTGTCTAATGCATATCTCTGCTTTTTATTGAGATCGTCTTTTTTCATTTTGTAACCACTCCTTATAATAATTATGTCAACTAAATATTTTTGCAATATTCAATTAATTTTGTTATAATAAATCTAATTGTATATACTTTTTAATTTTGTAACCCATGTGTAACCGACTTTTTCAACCTATTGGTTACGCCAAAAACCCTTATTTTATGCGGGTTTCAGAGGTATGTAACCGTGTAACCAATGTAACCAAGGTTTTTGTATAGGAGAATCACTAGAGCATATGTTTTTTATACACTCTCAAACTTTCTCCTATAGGACGTTTTTTTTCGTGTTACAACGGTTACATGGTTACAAATTATGAAAATGGAACATTTGTTTCGGCATTAGTTGGCAGAAAACCAGTTTCAATAACCTCATTTTCTTGTTCATTTTCGAGACTTTTTATATCAACGATTTTTACTGCAATAAGCCTCATCACGCTTCCCCCGTCTCTTTTTAATATCGTATCTCTTTTTCCTGTGTGTTTGATTAATTCTCGATTAATCGCCCAGGCTGAGAAGGCTTTTCTGGAGAATCCATTGCTCTTCAAAAGGTTTTCAAGGGGCTTTGGATAGAAGTATATATATACATCTCCATACTCATCTGGCTTTTCCTTGAATCCCCACTGATCACAACTGAATTGTGTATCAAAGTGCTGCCCGTACACGGAAAGACTTTCAAGAATGAATTCATAACACCTCTGTCCCTCAGATACGTCTTTTTTACGTGTAGGTATGTCCACAACGTCCTTAACCGTCAGCTCACGCCCATCCTTGAATATGAAATCTGTAGCTAATTTGTCAGCCAGCAGAAGCGTAGATATGGCCATGACCTGTTTTGCTGGAAAGTCATATCCGTCAAAACCTTTTTCAATCTTAGACTTCATTTCTTTTAAGTCGTCTGGTGCGAACTGTTTGAGATTCCCGACAAATACTCTTCCTGCAAAGCCGTAGTTCTTCGCGACAACGCTGTTGATCTCTGCCGGATTCTCATAAATATCCTCGCAACACTCAATCTCAATAATTCTGTTGATTGCTCCTCCAGAATCTGCAAACTCCGAAATAGGATTCTCACCATTGCAAATAGTCACATTACTCCATGTATTTTCCTTAGCTGCTCCGAGGTCTTTATTTGAACGTGCTTTCCCTTTACCGGAACAGAGATTGTAAATTAATGTTTCGTAGTTGTCCCGGATATATTGAGAAGCATTTTTTGAGTCATCGAGGATCATCGGAAAGTTATTAAGCATGTCTGCCCTTGTCTCCAATGACGTATCTGTTGATCGAAAATTTCCAACGTAAGCTCCCGGCGCCGGATTTCCCCAAACCGATGCCGCTATATTGATCGTTACCGTCTTTCCACCGCCTGTCTGCCCGTAAAAGTCTACGATGAACGGTAGCACATCAAGCGGCTGTATAAGAACACTTGCAAAAGATGCTGCAAGTGCTATCCGTGGTTCTAATCGTCCACACGACCGTAGCTGCTTAGCCAGAGTCACCCACTTAAAGTAATCTCCACTTTCCTGTATGCTCTGAAATAGTGTTTTAAAGCGGTATTCGCCATCAAAAACGATTGAAAGGTCGTAAGGCACAAATACATTGCCATGCCACCCTAACTTGCTTGTGGAGTGCTGTATGTCGATCATATCGGCATTGTACATTTCAACATCTGCCAGATACTTTACAAGGAGCCTTGCGTTCTCTGAATTGACCTGCACCCCGAACCTTGCAAGATTAGTTATTGCTCTGGAAGTCACAATGTCAATTTTTGGAACAGTTATTTCTGTCCAATATCCATCCCTTTTAAAAGCCACTGTGATCTGTTCTTCACCTGTTTCAATGTTTTTTAGTCGACGTATCGGCATGATCGGGTGGTGGCATACAAGTTCTCTTGCCTTAGATGTTTCGGAAGAAAAAATTCCGTTCTCTGTAGCTATCCAGCTGCCACAAGCCATGTTAGGATATTCCTTATCAACAGAATCGGGATAGAAGTTCGTGATATTTTCAACTAACTGCATAGAACGATTTGCTTTTTCTTCTTTTTCCTTTTCCTGCTCTGCTTTTTGAAATTCCTTTATGAACTCTTCTGCTATATGTTTCGCTTTCACACTTTTTGCCCGGTCCATCAGTTTGAATTTGATTTCTGAGCGGTCGATTTTACTTTTTACTGAAAAAAGTTCTTCATACAACTGCTTTTCCATAAAGTCTTGCGCTTGTAAATTTCCAATATTTTCAAGAATTTTCCTTACCTCCTGACTTAACAGACAGTAATTCATGTCTGCTTTTTTCTTTCTCGAGATTAAACTGGCACATATACCAATCTTCTGAATCGGGAGGGAACGTTTTTAGCGCTGTTTCGTACATAAGTATGTTCTTTTCTACCTGCTCAAGCTCGTTTGGGACCTGAGCGGGATTGTACTTTTTTGTTTTAATATCCCGCATTTCATGTCTGATCTGGTTACGACTTTTACCTTTTTTAGAGATATAAGTACCACCCAACTCGATAAATGCAGTACTAAAAGGGACGGATTCGTATTGCATCACGAAATCAAACACATCGCCACCGGTTCCACAGCCGAAGCAGTAAAACGAATCATCGTAGATTTTACAGGATGCTGACTTTTCCTTGTGAAAAGGGCAACATATAAAACCAGCTCTATTTGGTTTTAGTCCATATCTGGAAAGAATCTCAGACATTTTCACTGATTGCTTGATTTCATCCTTTGTCATGACAGCAACTCCACGATTCGCCGTCCAGTCTCTTCTTTTGTACAGAATTCAAATCGAACACCGTATTTATCTCTGATCGTGCATAGAGATTTATATAACTGGCAGCCATCAACAGCCTTATCGGAAATTACAGTCTTTACTCTCTTACCGTTTACCGTCTTCCATATGACTTTGTGTTTTCTTGGATTCTCCCAAAAATACACATCACCAATTGATTTGATATCTGGTCCGTGTTCGCATAGGATAATAAGCTGAATACCTGCGTCAAGCGCTCTGATAAGCTCTGCCTTGAATCTTTCATGCTGCTGGCAGACATTTCCACAAAGCTCTTGTAAATCCTTTTTACGGTCAATACAGAGTTTTGCGTTGTCTAACGACTGATAATCTCCGCAGTATAACTTCGATCGGAAATACTGTACTCCAAGACTGTCAAACTGCTTTTGAATCCGTTCCCATTCCTTTTTATGTTCTCTTGTGTCTGTCTGTATAACCATTAAAAACACATCCTTTTAATTGAATGGGAGCTCTTCCTGTACACTATCCGGAATACTCATAAAATCAGTTCCTGCTGGACTCGCCCCCATGATAGTTTCTTCCTTTAGATGATCATCATAGGCCTTTGTAGTACGCTCTTTTGGAATATCAGCATCATTTATTCCTTCAATACTGCGGAATCGGGCAAGCTTGTGACGATTAATTTCTCTATTATCGTACCAGTCTTTTTCAACCCCAAAGACACCGCCGATCAGTTTACTCTTGAACTGCTGCCCGAAATTGTCACCCCATTTAACTGCAAATCCAGGGTTGGATTTTTCCACGCAAGTAATAAAAGTCTTGAGATTGCGAACGCCATAATCAACGTTTTCATCAATAATCATATAGTTAGTACCGGCATTCGGGTATTTCTTGTCTGGACGAATATCGTTCTCAAACTGCTTCATAAAGTAACCTGCCTGCTCGTCTCCGTCTGCAAAATCAAACAAGATAACAATCATATTCAGTCCGCCCTGAGACTGACGCTCTGATACCTGCTTAATTACCATCTTGTGACCACCGAGCTTAATTGGTTCAAATTCTCCTGCTGCCTGTGTTGTGTCATAATTATTTGGTTTCTGCATTGTCTGTTCCTCCTAATTCATAATAATCTCTGATAACCTTATCCACCTCTGAAAGGTCGTTATCAATAGTCAAACTGTCAAACATCCCAATCGGGGACTTGCTTACCGCTCCCTGACTGGACTGAGTGACAAATAAGTGTTTTCCGCTCTCTTCAATACAGCGAAGAACGATAGTAAACATGCCTTCGATACAAACCTTTTCGTCCAGAAGCTTACCAATTGTCTTAGGCTTTACTTCCCCGGAATCATCTTTTTCTTCATGCATCATAAGGTAAACAATTTTATTCTGCGGTACTTTTGTTACAATAAACTGGATAAGATTCCAGAAATAGTCTCCAATATCATTGTACAGAGCAAACACTGCATTGCCTTTTCCAGCAGAAGCGTGTCCCTTCATAAAATGATTCGTGATAAGATATCCTGCATCATCAATTACAATTGACTCCGCTTTTGATGCGATCAGGCACTTCATTACCTGCTGGTAATCATCTGTAAACCATCCATCAATCTTTCCTTTGAACGGAAGCGGTTTATTCAATACTCTAATAAGATTCCAGTGTTCATTCTGGCAGTTTCTAAGACTGGTACTCTTGCCAGAACCAGATTTTCCAATAATTAATACTGGTGTTGCCATTGCTATTCCTCCTTGTCATAAACCACATGTTTACTGCCCTCAATAATCAGCAAACTTGCGATATCCTTCATTGATAAGGTTGATTCGTTGTAGATTTCAACCAGTGCGTTATATGCTTCTGGCGATACTTTCACGACTGGGTTATCCTTATCGGTTGCAGGCTGCTTCTTTCTTGCCGGAATACGGATTTCAAATTCAGTCATTAGTGTCCTCCTACTTGATCTGGATATTACTAGAGGTTACAATGGAAATACCAGGGAACTTCTCACCGGCTTTCAATGCTGCTTTCAGTCCGATCTTATCTGGTGTGGGATCTGAGTATTTCAGATATTCCTCTGGAATAACAGCTCCTTCCGAAATATCTACGGAATCACTTTTTCTATAGGAAATGGCTACTTTTGCGGTTTTGAACTTCTCTCCGTTCAGATAACTGGAAAGGTATGCCTTTAATGATGCAGCTTTATTCTCAGCAGATTTCTGACGTGCTGCAAGGTTATCTTTTTCTTCTTTTAATGCTTTTGCATCTGCCAGGAGATTCTTGATCCAGCAACCGATGTTTTCAATTTTTTGATCTCTTTCCATCTGAAGATTTTCAAGAGCTTCCATGTCAATAATTTCTCCAGTTTCCATGTCCACACAATTCATGATTGCGCTGTCGATTTCATATAAATTCATTTATTTTTTCTCCTCTCTTTCAGTTGCGGCATGATTACCTGCCTGTCTTTTTGCTGTTCCAGAATGTTTATGAATCATAATTTCCAGATCTTCTGGTCTTACATTTCCATTACCGGTAAGATTCATTTAACGGACACCTCCCATTAATAAGCAGTTCCAGAAGACATTTCTTTGCATCTTCATAATTCTGAGATTCAAACTTAACGTCGTAAAACTGGCACAATGAAAAATGTTTTACGATCTCCCCTGCATCATTAAATACATAAATATAAGCTCTGGATATGTCGTCATGCGCCGTATAGTCAAAATTCACATGCGCCGTTGTTTCACTTGAAACTCTCAGACACAAATCAAATATTTCTCTGATTTTCTCTTCGTTCATAATTTCCTCCTTGTATTGACTTTTGGTTTCTTTCCTTCTACAATGAAGAAGAGATATATTGTCTTGGATCCTTATTTGAGTTGCAGCTCTGAGGATCCTTTTTTAGTTGGCATGTCTAGCATGTCCATTCTTTCCACGTCCTTGCTATGTACACAGCTCCGATCAGTCCCAACGCTCCCATGATCTGGTCACGGCTGTTGTCCCAGGTCCAGAACGGAAGATACGTTGCTATCCCTCCAATCAGAATGGAGTCTATCCAATCTTTCATGTCAAAGCCTCCAATATTTCCTCGTTAGGGAAGTTCAATCGAATAAAAATATGCCGCAGTTCCGGATACGTGAATGTTTCTGGCTTATTTCGCTTTTTACGGAAAGTGTTTTCTGCCATTCCGGTAATTGCTGCCATCTGTGCATCACTTACTCGCTCGGCCTCCATCCTTTTTGCAATATTGCCTTTTAAAAGGATGTATTTCTTTTGCTCTGTGGTATATCTGATTGCCACAGTCTTTCCTCCTTTCTTACTTAATAAACATCCATGCAGCGTTTGAAAGAATTAATGCAATCATGGTTACAATCCATGCGCAGAACCATTTGTGAGTCTGCTTTTTTGCCTCTCTTACAACTTCAACTGCATAGAAAGTTTCGAACTCTTCAAAATTTGTCACTTTTTTATCCTCGGTTTTCTTCATAAAAAATCCTCCTGTTCTCTTGCGAAATACAGGAAGAAATGATATGATTATCCTGTAATCCGCTAGTGTGGTTAGTGGTTTACAGCTCCGAGGCGAGAGGTTTCAGCTCTCCTTCGGAGCACTTTATTTTTCAAAATGTTTTTCCATAAGGTCAGCAATCATCAGATACTCTTCTGCAATTTTCCCTTTTCTTGTATTTTTAACCTGTTCACGGAATTCCGGAATAGTCCCAAAGAAGCATCCGCATGCAACTCTGACCTTTTTATCTTTGCATCTAAAAAACGTAGTGGTACGGAATTGAGCACCAAATCCATGAATAGTTGTGTAATCTGCATCGCCGGACACCTTTGCATCGCCGTACACCTTTGCATCGCCGTACACCTTTGCATTGCCGGACACCTTTGCATCGCCGGACACCTTTGCATCGCCGGACACCATTGCATCGCCGGACACCTTTGCATCGCCGTACACCATTGCATTGCCGGACACCTCTGCATTGCCGGACACCTTTGCATCGCCGGACACCTTTGCATTGCCGGACACCTTTGCATCGCCGGACACCTTTGCATTGCCGGACACCATTGCATTGCCGTACACCTCTGCATTGCCGTACACCTCTGCATTGCCGGACACCTTTGCATTGCCGGACACCATTGCATTGCCGTACACCATTGCATCGCCGGACACCTTTGCATTGCCGGACACCTTTGCATCGCCGGACACCTTTGCATTGCCGGACACCATTGCATCGCCGGACACCCATGCATTGCCGGACTGGTTTACATTTCCTTCTTTTTCTACCCATCCGCCAGTTTCTCCGGCTTCTACATCCGCAAATGAAATGAGTGCTTTGATTCGGAAAAGTTTCTTTCCGAAAATGTTAATTTTGGTTTCTGATGTTAATTCAAATTTCTTCATTTTCTTCCTCCTCTTTAATTACTGTGAATGCACAGTTTCTTTGTTTCGTCTTTTGAATTTTGTGATATACTCTCCTGTAAAGGAGGTGCTCATTTGGTAACAAGATATCAATATAAAATATTGAAAAAAGCTTTAAGAAATTGTGGATTTACTCCTATCAATCAGCGTGAAGTAGATGCCTGCAAATACCTTTTCAACAAAAAATGCTTTATGCGCTCAAGATTGCGAGAGTACGAATATGAAATCACGCAAGCAGGAGAAGTTGCCATGAAAGCATATTTTCAAGATATATCCAGATTTTGGATAACAACTGTTCTGTCCATCATTGCGCTGATTACAGGTCTTTTCTCAATCTCTATACAATCAGAGCCACTATTGAAATTGTTAGAGCAATTATTGAAATAACTGTCAAAACGTGTGTGCAGATGGATAACGATTTTACATATCGTGAATATATTCCGAACTGCTCTTTCAGATATTCGTTATCTGCCTGCTCACTCGGAATTTCTTCAGGCATCTTCAAGTCGCCTTTTTCCCCTGTCAGAACAGCTTTTTTAATCTTGTCTGTCTCATATTGCAAATCCAGAACAAATTTCCAAAGCTCTCTAAAGGACTCTTTGACTTTGCTTTTGTATTTGCTCAACTGTTTTCACCTCCATGTTACGAACTTTCTTTCTGTGTCTTGCCAGAATCATCTGTCTTATCAGCATTCTTATACTTGGCAATTGTCTCGCCAACACCGAGGAAATATCCCTTGTCAAACTCTGACATATTGGGAACTGCCTTGGTTATTGATTCGAGAATCTTCTTTTCTTTCTCAGACAATGTATTCACTCCTTTCTTACGCGTTTTGATTCTTCAAAAGCAACTAAGTCGCTTTCTGATACTCTGTAACCAGAGCCGTTCAGATTGATTGCCGGAAGCTGTTTATTCCGTATCCATCTCCACACGGTAGGAACTTTCACGCTATATCTCTGAGCGATTTCTTCACAAGTGTAAAGACGTTCCAAAAAATCACCCCCTACTTATTTTTAGTTGCGTTTACCACTTATTTGTGTTATCCTAGTTAATGCCTATTGGCAAAGGAAAGGAGTGGTTATCATGACCCAACTTTTGAATTTGCCTGTTCCCTTTGCTTTTAATCCGTCCATACTGATACCTCGACAGTCAAAACAGGTCAAAGACGGCTCTGATTGTTTTGTCAGCGATTAGGCATGTTGCAGAACCAAGACTGCGAAAGTGACAAGGTACTTCAAGAAGCATTTGGTCTCGTCAGATGCGGCGTCAGCCTGCAAAGTACATAGGGTAAACAAATTTGGTAAAGAGCTGTTAGGGACGAGACCCCTAGCAGTTTCTTTTTATTTAATAGAAGCCTTGTTTCTATCAGATTGTGGTAAACGCTCAAGGCTTTTTGATCACCTTGTAATCACATTATAGAATACTTTGTAATCATTGTCAATAACATTTTGATTACTTTTTTAACATTTTATGATTTACTTTTCCTCTTTCTAATGATATACTTAATACTGAAAGGAGGGAAAAAGCTTGAATACAAGATTCAAAGAACTGCGAAAAGAACTCAAATTAACGCAAGAAGAGTTCGCTAATAAGATGAATCTTTCAAGGAGCTATATCAATCTCATAGAAATGGGAAGAAAGGTTCCTGCTGAGCGAACCATCAAGGATATTTGCAGAGAATTTGGAGTCAACTACGAATGGTTGACTGAGGGAACAGGCGAAATGTTTATTCAGAATAAAAGAAAATCTGAGATTGCGGATTTCGTTGGTTCGGTTCTGAATGGAGAAGCAGATAGCTTCAAGATACGATTAGTAGAAATACTTGCTAATCTAAATGAATCAGAATGGGAAACACTTCAGAAACTTGCGAACGCTTTAGCGGACAAGAAAGAGGAGTAAAAAGATAGGGACAGGATGTAACTCCTGCCCCTTTTCTTTATTTCAGTCCTAGAAATGATATTATAAATCTAAATATTGTATATAATTGGTCATGGTCTGCTTTTTCTATCATTTCAATAATTTCTTTCTTATAATCCATATTATACCTCCTACCGCACAAAAACATTTGCTCTCTTTTAAATTACATTATCTTTGGTACGATAAAGTGGCATCGGCAGACAAGTTCCTCCTCGCTAACTGCCAGTGATATACTGGAATGTGCGTAATATCGAATATAATTTTTACTTTTGCAAAAAGGAAGTTCGCTTTGAGTGGAATTTTTATTGTTTCTATAATACCGTCTGTTTTCAAAATTCCCTTCGCGTTCCTGGTCAAGGTCGAATGCCTGCACATGTGTTGAGCAGAGTATATGTCAGAATCCTTGTGTACATAATCATCCACGCACATTGGAAGATGGATTATATAATTGACAAAAACTATAACCGATATCAAAATTAGTACTTTTTTGACTCTTTTCATTCTAAAATCACCTACAAACGTCTATTTACAACTATATTGCATGATGCTATAATCAACTATAACATATAGAATTCTTATTTAACGCAAATGGCGAAAATGACAATTTAAAGGACTGATTTGC